AACAAATTTCAAAGTGTTAACAGTATTAGCACCACCCGTGATGTTTTTGGTACTTAATGGAATAACTGCCACAAGTTTACCAGATTCAAAATAACCTACTTGACTATCAATGATTGGAAAGTTCTCACCCTGAGGAAACCAGATCTTAAAATCATTTGCATTGTAACCACCAGTTTTTTCTGTTAGTTCATTGAAACGATTCTTTTCGTTTCTGGTAACACCAGAGGGTGCAGGCATGTTACAGATAGATTTTATGTATGCAAGGGGACAAAATATCTCTAACATTTCTGAATTGATTTCATCAAGCATTCCAGGGTTATCAGACCATAGAGTTTGAATTTTATTTAATACAGCTGTTGATGTAAGTGGATTGTATGCTTGTATTGTAAGTTTTATCCATTCTGCATATGTAGATGCAATAGTTTCTGACTCTACTAAACTATCAATCTTATTTTCTAGAATGGCAATGAACTCTGATATAGTATAGTAATTTGCAACAGTTAAAGGTGTGGTTCCTCTAGAGACTCCCATGTTACCTGGGGTCAATCTAGGTTTTCTAACATCACGGACTTTATTTGTTTTTATTGCATAATATACAGAACCATTTTGTTTTCCTACAATAACACCAGATCCACTACTGAAGTTGTTTTTTCTTTGAGGAGTTGATTTGTATGTAACTGAAACGCTACCTCCACTGGATCTTTGTCTTAATTCAAATACTACAGTAGTTACAGAATTAGAAATGCCAGTATATACTTGTTTTAAAATATTTGATCTGTCTATGGAACTGGGTGGTAGATTACGAAGTTCATATGAGTATCCACCATTATTTAATTCTACCTCAAAAATATCATCAATTTTGTAGTTGGACCTAATACCAGAAATGACATTAAAAATTTCTTGTTTAATAGATGACATTAAAAAATCCCCCTCTTCTATATTATTTAGAAAGAGGGGGACAATATTTAATTAGATATCTCCTTCTGCACGGTTCTCAGAACGTTGAATTCGGAACTCACCTTCAGGATAACGTGATGCAAGTTTCAGAGTATTTCGAATAGCAACATCATCGAAACTTACTTTGAGTGCGATACATGCTTGTGCCATATACCACATGATATCACCAAGTTCAACAATTAGATGTTCACGGTTTGCATCATTGTATGGTTTACCTTGGAAGAGAATCTTTTTGATGATTTCTGCGAATTCACCACTCTCAGAAGTCATACCAATTGCTGCAGTAGCGAGACGTGAAATATCTACATCTTCACCCTTCAGTTCCTTGATACGATCAACAAATGTATCTGTGTCTTTGGTGTAACCACTGGTAACAACATTAACAAATTCTAGATACTTATCAAAATCAGCGTTAACGGACATAAGAACTCCTATACTTTAAAACCTTCGAATTTACTTGAATTGAATTTTGAGGGTGTTTTGAACTCCTCATAATTGTCTTGACCAGAATCGATGATGTCTTTCTGGGCAGAATCCTCTACATCATACAACCTCATCTTCGCCCTGTCAATGCCCACCACAAATCTTTTGTTCATGGTCGGGTCATTGTATCTATTCTTCAACTGTTTGACCATAATCTGATTGAGGTTTTCTAGTTCCTCTGTAGAAATGAGAGCAAACATGAAGTCAGCAGTAGCAGGGAGACCAAATGACTCACTTGTATCAGTGAGATCGACATCACTATTACCATAACCACTCCTAGTAGTCTGTGTAGCGGAGACAATTGGAACGTTGCACTCGACCGCCAATCCTCTAAGTTCTTCGGCGATCGCCTTGACATATGTGTATGAGTTTACAATTGTTCCTTTATATCTACTACTAGCACAAATATTCAGATAGTCAATAAAGATGATATCTGGTTTAAATGACTTTTTAAGTGCAAGTTCATTCAAAAGAGATTTGAAATGACCTACATGTGCAGAAGCGGTTGGGTATTCTTTGATGATTAGTTTACCTACAGTCTTCTTAGAAATGTTGGTAATCCTGTCGGTGTACACAGGTTTTGGTATTTCTGCAAGTTGTTGAACATTTACATTCAGCAAGTTTGCATCAATACGTTCTGCGATTCTTTCCTCTGCCATTTCCATGGTGATGTAAAGAACATTCTTACCACGAAGAATTGCAGAACTTGCAAAATGACACATGAACAGTGACTTACCAACACCAGTACCTGCAAGAGCAATGTTGAGGGTTTTGTTGGGAAGACCACCCTTTGTGATTTTATCAAATAGTTTTAGATCAAAAGGAATCTTCTCTTCCTTCCTATGATAAAACTCATATCGGTCATCTGCATTTAGAATGTAGTCATGACCGATATTATTGTCGAAAGAAACACCAAGAGCACTAGAAAGAATGTGGGGAATTGCATCCTTTGTTCTAACCTTGTCTTTACCATCTACAATCTTGATACTATCCATGAGTGCAAGGTAAACTGCACGTTCCTTACACCACTTTTCGGTAGTATCAACTAACCAGTTATCATCAATTTCTTCTGGTTCTAATTCATTAACCATAGAAACGATCTCAGTATAATTCTGTTCCGTTAGATCGTTTCTCTTTTCTACTTCAATCGCAATTACACTTTTGTTTGGAACATTATTATAGTTGTTAATAAAATTAGAGATTTCTTGAAAAAGAATTTTCTCACTAGAATCTAAAAAATATTCCTCTTTAAGGAAGGGGTAAACCTTCCTCATGTATTTACTGTTGAAGATCAGATTCGCCAGAATCTTCTTTTCCAATTTCATAATCGATATAGTGGAGATAGGTTGTCAGGATGTACTTGGAATTACTTACTGGAATACTACCATAGTGCTTGTAAAGCCACAATGGCGGGAAGATTAGAACACTACCTTGTTTTGGTTTAATCTCCAGATCTAAACGTGGAAACCCAGTTTCACCACCTTCTTCTACATCATTTAGATAGAATAGGAATACAAGAAATCTTTTAGCACTTGCATGTGATGTTACATCAACATGAGTTTTGAATTGATCGATACCATCATTGTTGTATCTCTTGATGATCATTTCTTCAAATGCATACTGATGAGGAAACTCATCAATACTCAACTCCTCAATGTACTTGTCATTACACTTTAGTAGAGCACGAAATACTTTCTCGTGAATTTCTTGAGAACCAGCAATAGAAGTGAGACTCATTCGAGAGAATGATGGATAACCATTATTCTGAAATGACTCTGCAAGAGAAGCATGATTGTCATAAAAATCAATCAGTTCTTCGCAAAGGTCACTATCCATTGCGTTCTCATAAACTTTAATAAAGTCAGTCAGTTGTTTCGTCATTTACAGTCTCCTCTCCAATAGTTCCATAAGTGAATTCTTCGTTTGCAGCCCAATTAAGTTGTTCCATAATTTCAGGAGTGAAATACTTCTTGGGATCTGAAAGAATGTTTTTAGCGTAGTATTTGTTACCACCGATCTCATACCTACCTCCAGACTTACCGAAAATACCATACTTTTCACCAAGTTCTAGAAGACCGTAGTAAGGATCCAAACCTTTGTCGTAATACAATCTAGTTTCTACAAGTGAGTTCTCTTTTGTAAAACGAGACTTTTGTGCCCTACATTTGATGATGTTACCTACAACTTCAGTACCATCCTTTTCCTTAGACTTGGAAAGATAGATGATTGTAGATGCAGCATACTTAAGACCACTACCACCGCCCATTTCTTTCATGGGAACATAAGATCCAACAACATCATATGTATGGTTAGTGACCAACATAGGAATATTCGCCTTACCTAGTTTTAGTGTTAGAACACGGAAGATAGATTTTGTGATTTGAGCGCGAGTCATATCACGGGTTTCTTTACCCTCAGAACTGTCTTCCATCTCTTTTGTGGTAGAAAGATTACCCAGTGAATCGAGAACAAACATCAATGGTTGTCTTTCATCTTTCTTTTGTTCTAGATACTTGTCTAGAATTTTAATCGCCTGTGTACGAAACTCTTGTACAGTTACAACAGGTACAATGATCATTCGTGAAGAATCAATACCACGATCTTCGATCATCTTACGAGTGAGAGCAGACTCACTCTCAAAATAAATTACCCCCGCATTAGGGTTACTGTTAAGAAAGTGCTTAACAATAGAAAGACAGAAAAAGGTTTTCCCTGTCGAAGTTTCACCCGCAATAGCTGTAATCTTGTTCGAGGGAATCCCCCCATAGATTGACCCTGAAAGTAGAGCATTAAAGATATAACTACCAGTATCAATGAAACTATCACAATCACCTGCGGCGACACCATCAGAAACAATTGCTGCATACTCATTACCAATTTCAGAAACTACATTTTTTAAGAAATCCATTTCAACTCCTAGATAAAGAAACTTTCCAAACTACCTTTCTTTTCAACCATCCACCCAATACAATCAAGAACTGATCTCAGTGGTTCTAGAAAAGATTTTTCAAATTGTAGATCATAATCCACATACTTATCAAGTCCTAGTTCTTTAGGGAACTCCTGGAAATAAGCAATGACGTTCTCACCAATAGGATTTGGTGTTTTCAGATATACAAATTTGATTTTCTCACCCTCTTGAATCAGGGGATACTTGTTATTAATTTTTAATTTTTTGAGATAATGATTGTATAGAATTGCACCCCTAACATGAATAGGTGTACCCTTCTTATACAAATCAGAAGAACTGGAATACTTCGCAAGATTGTTTACTCCTCTGGGTGAGGAGATATCTTTGACCGTTTGTTTTTTGGTTTCAGTTCTCACTAAGTCAATAAACTCGATGAGTTTATCATTGTCTCCAGTCATGATGACCTTGAACGCCTTCTCCAGTTTATCACGGAAATACGCTGGTGTCGAGGATCTGGCAGTTTCCAGACCCATGATCTTCATTTTTGGTTTTGAATATCTAACTCCTTCTTTATCCCAGACGTTGAGAATATAACGTTTCTTAGCAGTCCAGATTCCTGTATCTGCAATATTCTCTCTCTTCATTTTCATCATCTGGGCATATGCATTTACATATGTCGCCAGTTCTTGGTAAGAACTTTCAATATAAGGTTCCAATTCCACTTTACACAGTTTATCGAGGAAAGAAACAATTTTCTCATTAGTCGTCTCTCTTCCTTTGAATAAAGTTTCAACCAGAGGCCCCATATTAAGATAAATGGAGTCAGTATCCATAGCAATGACATAATCAACGTCCTTAGTCTTCAGAACTTTGTTTAGATATTTATTGAGTTTGACTTCGATCCATTGAATAGATACCTGACCTGAGAGAGTAATCGCCTCTGCATTTTCGATACGAAAATACCTGAAGTATTCATTACCGATTGCACCATAAGCGGAGTTGAGTTGAATCTTCCTCGCCATCTGGAAGTTTTGATACTTTGCAATCTCTTTCTTCAGTTGTGGGTTCTTAGTCTTCTCATATTCATCCTCAAGTTCCAATTGTTTCTTCTTATATAGAACACGATCTGTATAGATCTTCTCCATGAGTTTTGGAAGAAACCCTTGTTTGTGGGTACTGTACATTGCACCATTTGCACATACAGTACAAGAATCTAGATCACTCAAATCAATAGTTTGATTCAAAAGTTTATCCACATTTACAGAAGGATGTTTCTGTGGAAGAAGTGTTTCTGGACTGATGTTGTACTGCATGATCAAGTGTGGATATAGACTATTCAAGTCGAAGTTCACAACCCAATCGTACATACCAGGAATAGGTTCTTTTACATATGCACCTGCATACTGAGAATCTTTCCTATGTTCTTTCTTAGGAGGTACAATGATATTATCTTTCTTCAAGAAATTAAAGATGATAGTATCCCAAGTTTTAACCTGAGAATACACATCTTCGTAGTTTACTTTGGCGTCATATGCAAGAGTAAATACCAGTTCGAGAAGTTTCATCTTCTCTTCTAGTTTGTCTACGATCTCAACGTCATGAATGTTGTAATCGATAAACTTCTGCCAGTCCTTGGTATAGAACTCCTTGAAAGTATCAAACTCACTATGATCTAGTTTTGGTACA